GCCAGATGGAGGCTTTGCGGATCGCCGGGGGGACGTTCGGGTCTGACCTGAGCTACCGCGCCCACGTCGCCAACCTCGGCTGGCTCGCGTGGGTAGGACCCGCATACACCGCTGGGACCACGGGCCAAGCCCGGCAACTGGAGGCCGTGCAGGTCCGCTTGTCCGGCGCGTCGGCGCTCACCTACAGCGTCGAGTGCCGCGCACACGTCGCCAACATCGGCTGGCTGCCGTGGGTCCGCGACGGCTCGACCTGCGGGACGACCGGCCAGGGACGCCGCGCTGAGGCGGTGCAATTGCGGCTCGTCTCCCGCACGACGCCAACGGCCACGGCCACGCCGAGCGCGACGAGCACCCCGTCAACGACCCCGACCGTTGACCTCGCGGTCGTCGGTGATACCGGCATGGACAGCAACGCCAGCGCCGTCCTGACGGGCATGGCCCGCGCCAAGTCGGCCCTGATCGTCGGGGACCTGGCCTACGCCGACACGGCCGGGATCGAGTCGCAGTATTGCGCCTGGGTCAAGGCCCGTGTTGCTGGCGGGGCTCAGATCCTCCCCGGCAATCACGAGGCCCAGAACGGCGATGGCGCGTTCGCGGCCTACGCGGCGTGCTTGCCGGACCTGTGGGGCGTGTCCGGGTCCTACGCCGAGGGCGCATGGTACGCCGACCGCGGGCCGATGCGGGTCATCGGGGTCAGCCCGGGAATCGTGCTCCCGTCCGCGTCCCGGACCTACGCGGCCGGGACCCCCGAACTCGCGCAACTCGCGGACTGGATCGACGCGGCCAAACTTGCCGGCCGGTGGGTCGTCGTCACGATGCACATGCCGTGCCTGACTGTCGGGAGTCACGGGTGCGCGAGCCCACCGGCACTGACCGACCTGCTCTTGTCGCGTCGCGTCGATCTCGTGCTCTCGGGACACGACCACAACTACAGCCGCAGCCACCAGTTGACCGGGACGGCATACGCTCCTGTCGTCGTCGACCGTGACGGGGCGTTCGTCGCTGGCGCCGGCTCGATCTTTGCGACCGTGGGTGCCGGTGGGCACAATCCCCGCGCTGTCGCCTCCCCGCTGCCCGCCTGGGCCGCCACGGCAAGCGGCACCAACTCGCCGGGCGGCATCGCCTACGGGCATCTCGAGCTCACCGCGACGGAAGCCACATTGACCGCGCGGTATGTGGCCGACGCGGGCAACCGGGCTTACGCCGACGCGTTTGTGGTCACCCGGTGAGCCCGGTGACCACGCCCCTCCCCGAGCCCACACACGCTGAGGTCATCCGAATTGTTCGGGATGGGACCGATTCCGACACTCTCCCGGACGCTGCTCCTTGCACCGGTAAGATCCAGTTCACTCCCAAGCAGCAGACCTACAAGTCTTCCGCACCTGCGCTCGTATTTTACGAGCCAGTTTCTTGGTGGAATACCTAACCAAAACCGACAAAGAACTCTTCCGAAAGGAGCTGATAGCATGGCTGCTCGAAGAGTAACTCCTTCCAACTCTGAGCCAATCTCTCGAAGAGTCGCTTCAACTCCAGAGGCAAGAGAGAACCAGCTCGTCAACCTTGCCGTCGACCTCGCCGAGAGGCAGCTGATCGACGGTACAGCCTCCGCCCAGGTGATCAGCCACTACCTTCGCGCGGGTTCGACCCGCGAGTACCTCGAGAAGCAGCGTCTTGCAATGGACGTCGAGCTGATGGAGGCGAAGAAGAAGGTGATGGCCCAAGGCGACCGCATGGAGATGCTTGTGCAGCACGCCATCGACGCGATGCGTGGTTACCAAGGTCTCCCTCAGCCGGAAGGTGGGGAGGACTTCGACCATTAGAACCTACTCGGAGCTGGTCACTCTGCCGACTCTCGAAGAGCGGTATGACTACCTCCGACTTCAGGGCATCGTCGGTGATCGAACCTTTGGTTCCGACCGATGGATGAACCAAGCGTTCTACCGATCGACTGAGTGGCGGCGAGTCCGCGACTTCGTCATTGCTCGAGACCTTGGCTGCGACTTGGCGGACGAAGAGTTCCCCGTTCACAGTCGACCGACCATCCACCACATGAATCCGATGCAGACGATGGATCTGATTCATCACAACGGGGGCATCCTTGATCCCGAGTTCCTTATCACAACCTCACTCCCAACCCACAACGCGATTCACTACGGTGACGAAAGCTTGCTGCCTCGGCAGTTCGTTCCTCGTCGTGCGGGTGACACCAAATTGTGGTGAACAGAAAGGAAAGCAGAATGGAAGAGAACCAGAACACTGAGCGGGCCGAGGAAGCGACGACTCCGGTCGACGTCACCCCGGACGAGACGCTTGCCTCCCCGCCCATCGACGTGCCCAACGAGGCCGACGCCAACGACGACGAGGACGTGCCCGCTGCGCTTGAGCGTGAGACCCAGGACGGGTCCGGTCTCGAGAACGACGAGTCCGAACTCCCCGAGTCCGACTTCGCCGGCTACGCCACGGACGATGTGGAGGACGACAAGTGACCGCCACGATCAATTACGACCAGCCGGTCAAGAACCTGATCGACGAGCTGTCGGCCACGGGTCACGTCACCCACACGGCCTACCGCAAGGACTCGGTCACGTTCCACCACAACGCCGGACGCCTCTCTCACGAGGGTGTCCTCAACGTGTGGAAGACGCGTCCCGCGTCGGCCCACTTCAACGTCGACGGCAAGGGCACTGTCGCTCAGTTCGTCAAGCCCAACGAGTACGCCTGGGCTACCGGCAACAAGAACGGCAACCAGCGGTCCATTTCCATCGAGCTCGCCAACTCGAGCATCGGTGGGCAGTGGCCCGTCGCAACGATCACCTGGATGTCGGGAGCACGCCTCGCCGGCTGGCTCTTCGCCAAGGTGATCGGAGCGCAGCCCACGTCGGCCAACGTCCTCTTCCACCACCACTGGAAGAACACTGTCTGCGCCGGTCCGTACATGAACTCGGTCTACAGCCAGCTGCTCGCCGAGGTTGTGAAGTGGTACAACTTCTTCAAGCAGGGCAACGTCGCCGTTGTCCAGCCTCCGCCCCCGCCCCCGCCGGCTGCTCTCAAGAGCAACACGCAGATCGCCGCCGAGGTCTGGGCGGGCCAGTGGGGCACCGGTTCCGACCGTGTCGCCAGGCTGAAGAATGCTGGCTACGACCCGGTGCTCATCCAGCAGCTCGTCAACAAGGGTGTCGGCAAGCGTGGAGTGGTCGATGACCCGAATCGCAAGTCCAACTCGCAGATCGCTGACGAGGTCTGGGCTGGCAAGTGGGGCAACGGCCCCGATCGCGTTCAGCGACTCACCCGCGCCGGCTACGACGCGGCAGCCGTTCAGCGTGAAGTCAACCGTCGGCGCTAAGCTGACCACAACGTCACCGAGGAGGTGATCCCATGAACGAAGACAGCATTCTCGACAGCACGAAGAAGATCTTGGGACTTGGCGAGGGGTATGACGCGTTCGATCTCGATGTCATCACCGCGATCAACTCGGCTCTTGGCACCCTAGGCCAGGTCGGAGTCGGACCCGACATCGGCTTTGAGATCTCGAGCTGGGCCGAGACGTGGGATCACCTCCTCGGTGGCGACCCTCGTCTCAACATGGTCCGCAGCTTCGTGTTCTTGAGCTGCCGACTCGAGTTCGACCCGCCTCAGACCTCGTTCGCTATCGCTTCCATGCAGAAGCAGCTGGACGAGAAGATCTGGCGCATCCGAGTGCTGGCCGATCCGGCTCCACTCGCCACAGACGAAGACCTTCTGGTCCCGGAGCTCTGAAAGGAGGTATAATGGAAGACACAGAGAACAACCTGGCGCACTACGAGAACTACATGGCGCACTACGGCGTCAAGGGTATGCGATGGGGAGTTCGGAAGAAGCGCGCCCCGTCGGCTCCGGTGTCTCAGGATCCCGTCGACGTGACGATCAAGTCGCATCCGGGCGGGAAGATCCAGACCTCAGGCGGTAGCAATCAGCCGGCTCACGACGACGCCAAGAAGGCGGCGGCATATCGTCAGCAGGCTCGTGCCAGCAGCCCGAGCACCCTCTCCAACACCCAGCTGAAGGCGCTCATCGAGCGTGTCCGGCTGGAGAACGACTACGCCAAGATCCGAGCCGCGGAGCTCGAGGCAGCCAAGAGCCCTTCTCGAAAGTTCCTCGAGAAGTTCCTCAAGGACGAGAAGGCAACGCTGATGAATGGGCAGAAGCCCAAGACCCAGCAGGGTGTCGAGTTCATCATCGACACGCTGAAGAAGCGTGGGTCCTCGAAGGCCGCCGCCAAGGCCGCCGCCAAGGCCGCCGCCAAGGTCGCCGTCAAGTCGATCGGCAGCTGATCTACTACACCAGATGAAAGGAGGTTGGCGATGAGCGAGCTTTCCAACACGGCCACGCCGTACTACTACGGCCTATTCCGTGACGCAGTCCTCAGAGGAGACATTCCGGTCTGCCGGGAGATCTCCATGGAGATGAACCGCATCGATGCGCTCATCGCCAACCCCCACATCTACTACGACCCGGCTCCGCTCGAGGGATTCATCCTATATTGCGAGAACGAGCTGACTCTGACCGACGGTAGCGACCTGCACCTGCTCCCCAGCTTCAAACTCTGGGCTGAGCAGATCCTCTGCTGGTACTACTTCGTCGAACGTCAGGTCTACGAGCCGAGTCCCGACAACCACGGCGGTCGCTACGTCACCAAGACGGTCAAGAAGCGACTGACCAACAAGCAGTATCTCATCGTTGCTCGTGGCGCGGCCAAGTCGCTCTACGAGTCGTGCCTCCAGAGCTACTTCCTCAATGTCGACACCTCGACGACGCATCAGATTACGACTGCGCCGACGATGAAGCAGGCAGAGGAGGTCATGTCCCCGATCAGGACGGCGATCACGCGCGCTCGTGGTCCTCTCTTCAAGTTCCTGACCGAAGGATCGCTCCAGAACACGACCGGCTCTCGGGCGCTTCGCCAGAAGCTGGTGCCAACGAAGAAGGGTGTGGAGAACTTCCTCACTGGGTCCCTCCTCGAGATCCGCCCCATGTCCATCAACAAGCTTCAGGGTCTCCGGACCAAGATGGCGACGGTGGACGAGTGGCTCTCTGGTGATCTGCGTGAGGATGTCATCGGTGCCATCGAGCAGGGTGCGTCGAAGATCGACGACTACCTGATCGTTTCTGTCTCTTCGGAGGGAACGGTCCGAGCCGGCGCTGGTGACACGATCAAGATGGAGCTCATGTCCATCCTGAAGGGCGAGTACTCCGCGCCCCACGTCTCGATCTGGCATTACAAGCTCGACGAGATCGATGAGGTTGCCGACCCCGCAATGTGGGTCAAGGCGCAGCCCAACCTCGGCAAGACGGTGACCTACGAGACGTACCACCTCGAGGTCGAACGCGCTGAGAAGGCGCCTGCCGCTCGAAACGACATCCTCGCGAAGCGTTTCGGGATCCCTATGGAGGGATACACGTACTACTTCACCTACGAGGAGACCATCCCTCACCGTCCGCAGAAATTCTGGCAGTTGCCCTGTTCCATGGGCGCTGACCTCTCCCAGGGCGATGACTTCTGTGCCTTTACGTTCATGTTCCCGCTGAGGAACGACCGTTTCGGCATCAAGACGCGCAGCTATATCACTGAGCTCACCCTCATGAAGCTGCCTGGGGCTCTCCGGCAGAAGTACGACGAGTTCCTCAAGGAAGACAGTCTTCGTGTCATGGACGGTACGGTCCTGGACATGATGCAGGTGTACGACGATTTGGATCGCTTCATTCTCGAGAACGAGTACGACGTCCGAGCGTTCGGGTATGACCCGTACAACGCCAAGGAATTCGTGGAGCGATGGACCGCCGAGAATGGCGGGTTTGGGGTCGAAAAGGTGATCCAGGGAGCGAAGTCTGAGTCCGTTCCTCTGGGCGAGCTGAAGATCCTGGCTGAGCACCGGAAGCTGCTATTTGATCAGGAGTTGATGTCCTTCACGATGGGTAACGCCATCACCCTGGAGGACACCAACGGCAACCGGAAGCTGTATAAGAAGCGCCAGGACGAGAAGATCGACAACGTCGCGGCCATGATGGACGCATACATCGCCTACAAGGCAAACAAGGAGATGTTCGAATGACCGCACTCAACGAAGGAAAGGAGGTGAGTAATGGGTAGGCTTAGCCAGACCGTCGAGCGCATCGCGCATGCATGGAATGCCTTCAATGACTCCGAGCAGTCGCAGAATCCTCTGTCGACACTCGGTGGCTTCGGCGGATCTTCGTCCTTTGGAGCTCGTCCAGACCGTGTTCGAACTCGGTTCTCAAACGAGCGCTCCATCATCACGTCGATCTACACGAAGGTGAGCGTCGACTTCTCCGGCGTCCTCATCCGACACGTTCGGCTGGACGAAAACGATCAGTACAAGGAGACGATCAAGTCCGGACTGCATGAGTGCTTGACGGTCGGAGCCAACATCGACCAAGCCGGTCGAATGTTCCGACAGGACATAGTGACGAAGCTCTTCGACAAGGGCGTCGTCGCGGTTGTTCCTGTCGAGACATCGCTGAACCCAAACCAGACCGGCGGCTATGACATCCTCGACCTGCGGGTTGGTGAGATCGTCGACTGGCGTCCACGTCACGTCAAGGTGGACCTCTACAACGACAAGACGGGCAAGCACGTCCAGATCTGGCTCGAGAAGCGAATCGTCGCGATCATTGAGAACCCTCTCTACGCGATCATGAACGAGCGCAACTCGACCCTTCAGCGACTCATCCGGAAGCTCAACCTTCTTGATGTTGTCGAAGAGCAGGCGAGCTCAGGAAAGTTGGACCTCATCGTCCAGCTCCCTTACGTCATCAAGAACCAGACTCGGCGGAACGAAGCCGAGCAGCGTCGTAAGGACATCGAGTTTCAGCTGAAGGGCAGCCAGTACGGCATCGCCTACACGGATGGAGCCGAGAAGATCACCCAGCTGAACCGACCGGCTGAGAACAACCTCCTAAAGACCGTCGAGTACCTCACCGACATGCTTTACGGTGAGCTCGGCCTGACCGTGGAGATCATGAACGGCACGGCGGATGAAGCCGCCATGCTGAACTACTACAGCCGGACCATCGAACCCCTTCTCGACGCTGTCGTGGAGGAGTTCCGGAGGAAGTTCCTGACCAAGACGGCAAGGACGCAGAACCAGACGATCGATTACTTCCGTAATCCGTTCAAGCGGGTGCCTCTGGAGAAGCTGGGCGAGATCAGTAACCAGCTCAGTCGGAACGAGATCGCTTCGGCGAACGAACTCCGACCGTTCTTCGGTTTCAAGCCATCGACAGATCCGAAGGCTGACAAGCTCAACAACAGCAACATCAACACCAACCCGCCGGGTCCGTCGGAGCCGGTATCTTCAGGAGATCAACGCAAACAGGAAGGAGACCCTCAAAATGGGAGCTGAGCACGCTGACTTCAGCGGGTACGCAACCAAGGTGGGACTCAAGTGCTCCGACGGTCGAACGATCATGAGGGGTGCGTTCGCGCACCAGGACAAGAAGACCGTCCCCCTCGTCTGGCAGCACTCCCACGACGACCCCAAGAACGTTCTGGGTCACGCGGTTCTCGAGGAGCGTGAGGACGGTGTGTACGCACACGCCTACTTCAACGACACCCCCGAGGCCAAGCACGCCAAGGCGCTGGTCGAGCACGGAGACGTCGTCTCGCTCTCGATCTACGCGAACGGGCTGAAGGAGAAGTCCAAGCAGGTCTTCCACGGCGTCATCCGTGAGCTGAGCCTGGTCCTGAGCGGTGCCAATCCCGGCGCTCTCATCGACCAGGTCCGTATCGCTCACTCGGACGACTTCATCGAGACCCTGGACGACGAGGCCATCATCTACACCGGCCTCGAGCTCCAGCACGACGACCTCCAGACGGACGACGAGACCGTCGAGCACGCGGACACGGCTTCGGCCGATGCCGAGACGGAGGAGCCCCTCGGGGACATCCTCGACTCCATGAGCGAGAAGCAGAAGCACGCGATGAACTACGTGCTCGAGAAGGCGCTCGAGGAGCAGGCCAAGCAGCTCGGCGACGGTAAGGACACCGCCGCTCAGCACTCCGCCGACACCGAGTCCGAGGACGCCCGGTCCGACGACAGCAACACCGACGAGGGCGACCTCACCCACCAGGAAGGAACCACCAGCATGACGAAGAACCTCTTCGACCAGGCCGCAGCC